AGAAGATTGCCGATGAGATCTGGGACTGTTGTTATGCACTGCATTCTTCCCTGTGTTCAATCATGTGGGATGAAGAGTTGGATAATATGTCCGCTGCTCAGGCTATGAGTGAAAGCCTGGATCAGTTCTCAACCATGGTGAAAGAAAGTGTTTCTGAGTGGACTTCCGGAAGAACCACGGGAGTATCAAAAGGCACCGAGAACATGACACAGGAAGACTGGGAACTGATGAAAAGAGCTAAGGACCATTTAGAGGATGTCCTGAAGGAAGCTCCTGAAAACAAAGATGATGAAGAAACACCGAAAGGAGACAATGAAGAAATGAAAATTGACAAGAGTAAAATGACACCTGCCGAAAGAGCATTCTATGAAGACATTGAAAAAAGATATGGTGCCGAAGAGAATGCAGCAGGAGGAGAAGCAACTCCAGATCAGCCTGCAGCAGCACCAACAAATCAGACTCCAGCAACTACTACGCAGCCGACATCTGAGGACGCGGTAGCAAAGGCTCTGAATACACTTGGCCTTGGAAATACGGCTCAGGACGCAGGAACTGATGACATTTACAAAGGCCTGAACCCTGTTCTTAAAGCAAAGGTTGAAGAGCTGCTTAAATTCAAGCAGGATACCGAAGATAAGGAACTGCATGAAGTAGCAAAACGTTATGAGATTATCGGCAAGAAAGAAGACGAATTATTCCCAGTACTCAAACAGCTTAAAGCAGCTGGAGGAACAGCTTATGATGATGTGATCGCTGTTCTGAATCAGACAAAGGAGACTGTTGAGAAATCTGGAGTATTTGGTGAGGTTGGTAAATCTGGACATGCACCAGGAAATGCAGGAACTCCAGGGAATGCATGGGCTACAGCGGAAACAAAAGCTGTTGAGTTGATGAAGTCTAAAGCTGGAATTACTAAAGCACAGGCACTGGATCAGGTATTCCAGAGCGACCCAGAACTTGCAAAGAAATGCGAAGAGGAGGAATAAGGATATGGCAGATTATTTTGGAACTAGTATTAACGAATCACCTACCATCGTGCTTCCGGCATCAGAAGACATGAAGGGCGCAAGAGGCATTGCACTGGCGATTAAAGATGGAGGACTGGCAAAACCCAAAGCCGGTGACGTAACCATTGGACTTAGCCTTATGACAGGAGAAGACGAAGTTACAAAAGGCGAAGACGTAACTGTACAGGTTAAGGATATCGGCAAATGGATTGCTGGAGGAGCTATTGCAGTCGGGGATTTACTTACTGCCGACGCAGAAGGAAAAGCAGTGAAAGCTACAGCTGGACAGTTTATCATGGCACAGGCACTTACAGGAACCGATAATAAAGGCACGCTTATTAAGGTGCAGATCATCAAAGCTGGCTACATAAAGACAGCGTAATGAAGGAGGATAAAAGAATATGGGACGTACAGTAAATAACACTGGAGCCATTATGGCAAGAATCCAGAAAGGATGGAAACCGAAACGCTATCTCACTAATATGAGCATGGCGTTTTTTGCTGCTGACAACGATCATGTAGCTCATAAGATTTTCCCTATTTGTCCAGTAGATTTTTCAACTGGCTACTATTACATCTTTGAAAAAGGTGATCTGACTAGGGATAATGTTCAGAGAAAACCTGAGTTCGGAAAGGTTGCACCGGCTAAATTCGGACACACTGACGCAAGTTATCAGTGCAATGTCGACCAGATCATTGTTGGTATCGACCAGATTAATGCGCAGAACTATCTTCGCTCAAACGTTCCTCCGTCTATTGATCCGAGAAGAACAAAGGTAAGATTCGTTGCAGAACAGCAGCTTTTGCATCTTGATATTCTGTTTGCGCAGAATTTCTTTAAGACAGGTGTATGGGCGAATGAATTTACAGGAATTGCAGAAGGTACTCCGTCAGCTTCTCAGTTCCTGAAATTCAACAATGCCAATTTTGATCCGGTTGCTTTCTTTGATGCAAGAAAGAGAGAAATCAAGCTGGCAGGAAGAAGAATTCCAAACAAGCTCAGCCTTGGCTATGACTCATATATTGCACTGAAAAATCATCCTGATATTTTGGAAAGAGTAAAATATGGTGGTTCTACTCCGAATCCAGCCACAGTAAATCAGAATGTTCTGGCACAGATCCTTGGATTCGAGGAGGTACAGGTTCTTGAAGCTACATATAACAAGGCAGAAGAGGGACAGGAAGATGATATGGAGTTCATCTGTGAATCTGATGGCGCACTGCTGACATATACGACAAAGAATCCTCAGCTTGATGAGCCGACTGCCGGTTATATCTTTACTTGGGATATGTTAGGTGATGGAAATTATATGGCAACAGATCAGTTTGAAGGTGATGCTGGTACACACAGCGAATTTGTAGAAGGTCTTATGTCCTGCGATATGAGAAAGACTTGTGATGAACTTGCTTGCTATATGTCTAAATGTGTGTAAACAGAAAGGGTGATACGCATGTATATTTGCAATAAGTCTCTGAAACTGGGGACAAAGACATATAATCCGGGAGATACTATCCCGGATGAAGCTGTTCTCGGAAGTCGAAAGAGGGCGTTAATAAGTTCTGGATATATTAGCAACATTTCTGGAATGGATGAAATCAAGACAGGAATTGATGCAGCAGAGCTGATTGAAACTGGAGGAGCAACAGGACATGTCATGGTTCCTATTGTTTGCGGTGATAACAGTAGTAATCTGGCAGAAATAATGGCTGTTCCATTGTCCGAAGCAGATGCACAGCATGTATTTTCTATTATGCAGATGGGAGTAGCGGAAGCAGAAAAAGCTATTGCGAAAGTAGAAAATGAAAATATCTTGATAGTTCTTCATGCTTGTGATTTTCGCGTAGGCGTCAAAAAAGCGGCTCAAAAGAAGGCAGACACATTAATCTCCACAAAGGATATAAAAAAGGCTCCTGCAAGCGGTAACACAGTCTCAGGGATATCTACGACAGAAGATTCTATGTAACGGAGGTGTAACGATATGGCAGTAAGAACTTATACCTATGTAGCGAGTAACATTATTGAACCAGGAAAAGATCGAATGAGATTTGAACTGGGAGACACAATGGTTGAAGGAAAGGCTGAAACTTGTGCTTTGACCGATGAGGAGATTATATGCGCATTGGAAATGAAAAAGTATAACTGGAAACAGGCTAAACTTGCCTTGCTTGAAAGTATATGTAGAAGACTGGCATATGAGGTTGACACGACTACCGGCCCGTTATCACTTGCATTTTCTGGAAGAGCAAAGTTGTGGCGTGAAGATTATGAACAGCTTAAAAAAGAAGTGAAGACGGAGTCAATAACGGTTCCGCCTTCTTCTTTTGGTTCTGATGGTAACGGAAAACCACCGTATTTCTATACAGGCATGATGCACAATCACAATGCCTGCAGAGGGGTAGAAAATGAGAAACTATATGTACCTAAGGCCCGGTAATCTTGACAGGAGCTTTCAAGTAAAACGCTTGAAGGTCAAGTCTGAAAAAGGATACCCTGTTCATGAGTATATAGACACAGGAGAAAGCGTTCAGGGCGTTCTTGCGGAAGCAACCAAAAAGGATACAGAAAGAACGCTGCATAGATGGGACCAGGATCAGCATTCCCTCACACATACTCTGGTTGTCAGAGGAAGGTATGACATCCGCAAAGAAGACTATCTTATCTTAGGAGAACGTGGCTTTTTCGTGCTTACTTGCGATGATATTGCAGGGCTTGGGATAGCTGGAATCGTGTATCTTGAGGAAAGGAATGATTTTAAATGAGTCCAAGCGAAGCGGCAGCAGCAGTAGGCGAAACTGTAAGATTAAAAGTAGAAGATACTATCCAGAAAAGAAATTCTAAACTGGTGAGAGCTTCAAATGCTTTGAGAAACGCAGAACTAGATGTCTTGAGAGGAAATCCCAGTCCATCACCGCCTGGAAGCCCTCCTGGTGTTAGATCAGGAACTCTTATGAGGTCGTGGGTTCCATATCAATCAGCAGGCGGAACGACGGCGATATTTGGAATCATTTGTGGAGCGCACTATGCCGGATATCTGGAACATGGCACATCAAAGATGGCAGCAAGACCATTTGTTGAGAAAATTAAGCAGAAGGCGATGCCACAGGTAATCAGCATCTTTTCTGAATAGGAGGAGAAAATGTTAATTGTTGATAATATAGGGAAAAAGTTCTCCAAGGAAGAAATTCCAAGGGGAACGGTAATCTATGCGAAGCATGGAACATGGGATAAGGGAGAAATTGGAATAGTAACATCTGTCACAGAAGAAATGCTAAGGGTTCAATATTTTCCTGAAATAGGGAATGTATTGAACCATTTCTTTATTCCGGTATCAGAAGTAGAGGCAGGACAGTGGAACATCAGATATTCCAATGATGATTTGCTGTCAGTAAAAACATATCCAGAAGGAGAAAACACAGATGGATCTGAATGAGTTGATACATAAACGATTATCCAGTTACGAAGACCTGAAAGGTATTTTAGCTTCTTTTGCAGGTGAGCCGGCGATATTTAACACAGAGTTTCCGCCGGATCAGTCTCCGGGATGGGAAGGAAAAGGGCAGTACCCAAGAATATGCTACAAGATAGACATGCAGGTAAATCAGGAACGTTCTTCATCTGGCACCTTACAAATCGCGGTATATTCGGATAAAAGCGGAATGCTGGCAGAAGTAATTGAGGGATTAGTAAGAGAAAGATTAAAAGACATTCTCATGAAGCCTGAAGGACAAGATCCATTGTGCGTAGCATGGGCTTCAACTGCCGCTTATTTACTAGAGGGAACAGCGATTGTATGTAAAGAAATTGTATTTGATATTCTGGAATATCCGAATCAGGAAACAACAGATCCTGACCCAGTAATAGCGGTTGGAACCTTTATAAAGGAATTATATCCGGAATCAATCGTAATCGGATTAGACAGACTGGAAGATTATACAGACCCAGCAGAACATCCGGTATTCTTTTGTAGACTGCAGTCGTGCGAAAAGACAACAGGTCATTGCGCACATACGATTTGCTGGTTTAATGCCAAAGTTGCAATACATATTTTAGCCCCTGATGCCTCGGTAAGATTAAAGATGACATCAGCTATTAATCAGAAGATGGCGATGGATGAAGAAATAATCATGTTGGATCAGTCCCCGATGTTTATTTCTTCACAGTCATTGAATAATAAAGCTGACTACCTACGGGAAGGACAGCTCACAGTAACAGGAAAATATGGATGCTTGCGGAACAATGAGAAGAAACACAATCTCGTAGGAGTAAGCATGGGATTCGTTCGATGAAAGGAGAACAAATGGCAGAGACAAAGAAAGCGGCTGTTCAGACAGAAGAAAAGCCTGAACAGACAGTAAAGCAGGAAACTAAATATGCAGTATCTGAGCTGATTGCCGCGAGCGACCAGCTTTTTTCTTGCCCTCGAGAATGCGCTGTAGTGGCACTAAAACAGGCAGGAAAAGAGAATATGAGCGTTTCTGAGGCACAGACACTCATTGAAAAATTTATGAAGAAGGAGGTCAAATAACACATGGCAGGATATTTCCAGAAGAATGAAGCCGGCACGAAGATTCGTCCAGGGGCGTACTTCAACGTGGATAAAGTCGGAGAGGATGATTCCTTTGGCGCAGTAGACGGAGTAGTAGCCGTAATCTTCAAGGCAAATTTCGGACCAGCAAACACTGTAACAATCCTGGACAGAGGGGATGATTACGAAAGTATCTTCGGTTCTGGTCTTACTACAGACGCAATCAGAGAGGCATGGTACGGCGGAGCGAAGAAGATTCTTGCGTGTCGTCTCGGAGGAAGTGGCGGCACAGCGGCGAGCGTAAGCCTCACAGCAGCAACAGGATCCGTAAAGATTACAGCAAAGCATGTAGGAGAAATGCCATTTACTATTACAGTCAGAAACCGTCTGACTGATGCAGAAAGAAAAGAGTGCATTATCTACACAGGAACTACAGAGTTTGAGAAAGTATATTTTAAAGCTGGTGAAGATGAGGCAGCCAATCTTGTAGCAGCTTTTGCAAATTCAAAGAACTTTACAGCAACTGTTGAATCATCCGGAAAGGGTGTAGTTACAAATGTGAATCAGGCAGCCTTTACAGGCGGAAAGAACCCAACGATTGCCAATGCAAATTATTCTGCGGCGTTTACAGAAATCGAGAAGTATTACTTCAATACCATTTGCGTAGACACAGAAGATACTGCTATTCACGCTCTGCTTCAGGCGTTCTTGGATAGAATTTATGAGGCTGGACAGTTTGGCGTTGCAGTGATCGCAGAAAAGGATAACAAGGATTTGGAAGAAAGAATGAAAGCTGCAGAGGGATATAACGCAAAGAATGTTGTGTATGTCCTGAATCCAAAGGTATCTATCAACGGCGGCTCACTGGACGGATATCAGACAGCGGCTTTGATTGCGGCTTTGATTGCTGCTACTCCGGCAAGCCAGTCAGTTACTCATACTGCCATCAGCAGATACACAGAAGTAGGCGAACTGCTTACAAATACTCAGATCACAAAAGCTGAACAGAGAGGATGCCTTGTGCTTAGTACCTCTCAGGATGATGAGGTATGGATTGATTCCGCTATTAATACACTGATTACTCCGGCAGACAATGAGGATGCTGGATGGAA